ACGGAAGCGCCAGAGGTGGGCACATATTCGAAGACCAGACCGTGAAAACGGTACTTGACGAAGCGGTTGGTTGTTACTCCAGACAACCATGGGAAAAGGGCAGCGTTCGCAGGATTGATTACCTGTGACACATTGTCGAATTCCGTAGCGCCGCTGACCAGGGTCGAACCCGATCGGATCATGGTGACGTATTCTCTATTGGTTACGCGCATACCCTGGGAAGTTCTTTTAAAGGTGAGATTGGCATCGCCGCTCATGACCGTGTTGCTTGCAACATGGTACGCACCAGAACCCCAGATAGCACGAAGACCAGCGGATACGCCGGCACCGACGGCACCTCCAATTAGAGGCTGCCCGACGGCCGCACCCACACCAGATACCCCAGCACCAATGAGGTCTGCAAGCTGTCCTTTCCAAGAACTGCTGCTGCCTTTGGCTTTGGGTGCCGGTTTGGGGCGCCATGAGTTAGCATTGGCATTTTTCTGCCTTTGCTGAAGTGCACGGTTCTCCGCGTTCACTTCCTTCCGGAGGCGCTTGCCCCGGGCGATCAATTTTGAGTTAATATGTTGTTTTGGGATACACATAAACTCACACTATTACGGCGTGAGAGCCACACGGATCAGGTGGGCTTTTCACGGTTCAGGGCACCGCACCACTTCTGTGGGAGCCCGCTCAATTCAAGGCAGCTAGCCTGTCGGTATTGAGCCTCGGACATTAAACATCCGATACCTCGTTAGGTGACATCAATTGGTCGCGGCTTACGCCTTAAACGCCATTAAGAAAGATGCCACCCCTCGCTGTGTATTAGGAAACGCCGAAGCGAATTACACCGTCCTATCGCCAGCTAGCGGTATGTTTTACGACCCCCGGACCCGGGTCGCGAACAGGAGACCTAATCAATCTCCTCCGAAATAGTGTTGAACTGAGGGTTTACCGCGATGGGTTCCTCAGTTTCCAGTAAGGGAAAGCTCTCCTCAACTCCTTTTAATCTCCAATGGGGAGAACGGTAGTTCATGATGGCGCGCATAGGCGGAACGTAGCTCGCAGTGACGATCTCCTTAGGGATCGCCAGTGTGAACACTTTCGTGGGCGCGGCCTCATCACGGATCCACCGATATGAAGTGAGGTAACGACTCAATTTTGAGTCGAGTTGAGCTTGCAGGTCTTCATCCCAAGTCAATGGTCCAACATGAACAGACTTTTCATAAGCTGTCGTGGACTTCAAAGATTTAAGGGCCAGTTTGACACTGGTTGGGAGATCGACTCGAGTAGATAGGTAACTAAACCTGAATTGCTCTTTCGGATCTCTCATAAGATAACCTGCAACTTTCCGTTGTTGGACAGACGCTTCGATGGGCGTCCCTGTATAGTTCTTTAATCCGTAGCCTCCTAGGGCTTTTGGAAAGAACCAGTTGGGCTGAAAGGACCTCATTCCCTTCACGCGCACGCTCATGAGTTTACTCTTGAACCGTTTGCGGAAGTTAAGGATGAGCTCCAATGAAGCCTCGGGATTGACGGCAAGCCAAAGCTTGTCCTCGATCGCGGGCATCGTCATAGCGTCAACTGCTGCATCCGACTTTACACGATGACCAAGACTGAGAGCAGTGCGGAGGTATTGAACCTCCTCACCTTCAACAGTGATCATCACGTTATTGATCATAGCGAGCTTCTTAGAAACCAGATTTTTCCCTAGGGAGAGATTCAGGTTCAGGTCAGCCGCATTCGATTTCCAGTCGTGATACAGTTTCATGGGACCGCCTTCCAGAGGCCATTCCTCAGTCTCATCGGGAATCTTGAAGTAGATATCGTCACCGTTAATGAAAGCATCAAGCTCATCAGCGGGGATACCAGATCCTTCGAAGGTTCTCATGAGGGTAGAGAGGTTGGCAATACAGAGAAAGACAAAAGAGAGGGGATTTCCCATCAATTGTCCATTCTTCATCTGGACTTGCGTTCCGTCCGGGTAATTGATAAGAGCGGGCGTCATACACCACTCAACCCACTTCTTCATATGGATGGGAATGTCTTCAGTGTTCTGAAACAATTGTTCCAAGATCACCGAGGCGCATCCTCCATGAAGCAGGTCGGTAGTGGCTTCGTAATCGCCGCTAACAAATACCCCGTCGTTTGATGTAACCGATTGACGGAATCGGTCAACCCACGAGCCAGACATGGTCGAAAGAGGAAAGTGTTTCCACCTCTCAATCATCCATTGCTGGAACGGTCTCACCGCTGTGTACAGTGACTCGGGCCCTGCAGTTATCACACGGAATTTTCCAGGTTCAGGTATTGCCTGATAGGAAACTTCGTGCGAGCCGCCGCGGGACATCCGTTTGCCAATGTCAAAGAGAGAATCACCAGAACCACACTTCAGATCATATCTGATTGAATTACGTGGATTCGGGACAATTGGGTCGATTAAGTAATCGCCCGTCTTCTCTCCCAGCAGATGGAAGGCCATCTCGCTCTGCTCACTGAACGGACGGATCCGCTGACTGATGTCAGGATCCATACCGTTGGTCTCGAGTGTCGCTCGACCATTAGGTCCTAATTGGATCTTACGGTCAAGAGCATACTTCTCAAAGGCCCCACCAAAAAATCTGGTGACAGTGATAGCAGCGCTTCTCGTGGGGAGTGCGGAACCAGGGACGTATTTTACTCCGGGAGGGAAGACGAGGTCGGTCGCAACACGCAACCAATACTTCGCTTCTCCGGAGAGGTCAGGCAATTGCTTACCTAAACGATCCTTGTGATCTTGCATAGCTTTCTTTTTCTTCTCTTCACTCAGTTGATACCAGAGCCGTTTAGACTCGAGTAAACTTCGAATGAATGTCAGAGAACGCAAATGACCATTTCGGGCCCGGAGGGCCAAAAGGTTCATGTAGCGATTAAGACTGCCATCAAAGACACGCACAACACCACTACTCCTCTCGGAAAGAGGAGCAACCCGGATAAGGAGATCTGCGAAGTAAGACTTGAGTTTCGACTCAAGAGTGTCTTCGAGATGCCAACCGACAGCTTTGATCATGAAGCCACGGAAAGATTCGAGCGCACTGCGGTCAAATTTCTCCTGTCGGAATATATCCAAGGTTGACGACACGGAAAGGATTAGGCGAACAAGCCGAAGGAGACTGTTAAAAGCAGCCAACTTCGTGGGTTCGTCCTTACCGGGACTGGCGACGAGACATAATGTCTCGTCGCCCAGGCGGAAGTGTTGTCCAATCAACACTTCCGCATTTTGGCTCTCGTCCGACAATCGACGAGACCAGGATTCCACCCTGTCATTCCACCGCTTCGGAATGAATGTCAACCATAAATCAACTAATTTGGATGTTGATAAATGATTAGAGCCGTGCTCCACAGTGGTCTGTTTGATCACTCGCATGATGCTCGCGAGCTGCCTTGTTGTCACAAGACAACCAAGTCGACCAGACTTGGGTAGCAAAGAGTCATGTTCAATATTTTTCTTCTCCGGACTTGCACCGGGCCTGGGTTTCGGCCCAGTCCCGTTCAGGTCTCGA